AATGACTATTTTGATTTAGGAATTACTTCACCACCATACAATAAAGGATTAAAAGGTGGACCAATTGTTAAAAAGGTAGAATACGATGTCTTTGAAGACAATTTACCCGAAGATGTTTACCAACAACAACAAATAGATGTGTTAAATGAGTTATACCGAGCTACTAAGCCAGGTGGTAGTTTCTTTTACAATCACAGATGTAGATGGGATGATGGTAATATGTTGCATCCAATCACTTGGTTAAGTAAGACCAATTGGTTGGTTAAACAAGAAATTATCTGGAATAGAAAGATAACCGGCAATTTAAGAGGTTGGAGATTTTGGCAAACAGATGAAAGAATATATTGGTTATATAAACCAGATGGTAAAAATAAAGTAGGTGAAGAGCTAAAGTCAAAACACGCAAGAATGACTGGTATTTGGGAAATTATGCCTGAAAATAATAATCCACACCCGGCTCCATTTCCAATTGAACTACCAAGTAGAATTATTTATTCTATGTTTGATGATAATATGAAAGATAAAGTAGTTATTGATCCATATATGGGAAGTGGAACTACAGCAATTTCTTGTAAGTTATTTGGATGTAATTATGTTGGAATAGATATCTCAGACACATACATTGATATGGCTAATCAAAGAATTGATAACTATGAGTCATATAGAGAAAAGCATACTAAAGAAGTAGAAAAGCATCTTATAACTGGAATGACTTATAAAGATAGAAAAGAAAAAAAAGTTAAATGAAATATTATAAATGACTAAAAACCAAATATAAAATTTAATATATAAAAATAAAGAATTAATATGAAAAAGATAGACAAACAAATCCTAAACATAAATAAAAATATATTACATTGCCAAAAAAGTGGTAATATAATTGGTTTAGAATATTGGAGAGGATTACTAAATAATATAGTGAAAAGTAAATTAAAATAAAATTAATAAAAACTCTGTATGAATTCTGATACACTTAATATACAAAAGAGAATCTCAATAAACTATTGGTCAGATATAAATATGCTACCAATATTTATTGATAATAAAAACTACAATCACATTAAATGTAGAGAACTAGTAGTTGAACTATTAGAAAGATTACAAATACTTATTGAACCAAGAATCATTAGCAAAAGAATTATACATAGATTATGGGAAACTTATAATATATGTTTATCAGAAATGGTCGATATAGATAGTGTTATAGCAATATTATATTATGATTATATTAGAGATTTTTTAGAGTGTTATAAAGATTATTGCATAGAAGGTGAGTTATATGAATCAGCTCAAAACATAACATCATTTTTAGACTACTATAAAAAAATGGAAATAGAATGAAAGAATTATTAAAAGACATAGAAGATATAAAAATGTTTATATCAAAAAATAAGTTAGATGAAGCTAAATACTTATTAATAAACTTAACAAACAAGTTAGAAAAATATAAAAAACAAAATGGAAATACAAGAAGTTAAAGTAGAAAACAATGATATAATAACTATTAATTATAATGGTTATAAATTTGAAGTAGATGTATGGGAAGGTAATATAATATTCATTGATGAAAAAGTTATAAAGTTATTCACTGATGCAGGAGTTCATAATGTTGAAAGACAAAGATTCAATGTATTCCTATCAAGATTAGTTAGTTTACTAAATAAAAAATCAATCAATGTAACAAATGACGACGATGTTGAGCTTGTTATTAATATGGGTGATACTGATAAGTAAATCTTTCTTATTAGCACACTTAGTAGTAAAATTTGAACCAATTTCTTGGTTTATGGAGGCAATAGCACCATCATTTGATAAGAATAAAGCCTTAAAATTCTTATTTAATATTTTATATACAGCCTTAGGTTGTTTGAAGTGTTCATCACTTTATGTAGGTTGGATTATTGGTGGATTTTGGTGTGGTGTGATAACAAGTTTTATAGCTTATTTATATTCACAAATAATAATGCCAAAAATTGATAAAATTAAATTTCAGTAATGTATATACCACAAAGTGATTTAAAAGATTATTTAATTAAACTTGGTTTATACACAAAATTAATTGGAAGACAAGCAAAAATAATAAAAATATTAGATAGAATATGACTAAACAAGAACAACAATTGATTGATGATAACAATGAAATACTTAGGTTACACAAGATTATAAGTCCAAGTGGTGGTGATATGGAAAGTATATATTCCTTATATAAAAAGTATGTTGATGAAAATGCTAGACAATATAACTCAAGTCAATGTGGTACCTGTGGCAATTCTATTGTAGTTTATTGGAGAGGTTTAATGTCTTGGTATAATATTAATAAAAGTGGAGTATTTGGTGTATAATTTTTGTGATTAATTAATTTTTTAAAAAAAAGTGAAAAACCTATGAAAAATTGTAATGTATATTATGTTTATAAACATATAAATAAGAATACAAATGAAGTATTCTATATTGGTAAAGGATCTTTTGATAGAGCATATTCTATTAATAGTAGAAACTTATATTGGAAGGAATATACTAAGGAAAATGAATATATTGTTGAGATTGTTAATGATAATCTAACCGAAGAAGAATCATTTAAGATTGAATCAGATTTAATTGCTCAATATGGTATTGATAATCTAACAAATATAAGAGATGAGAAAAATAGAAAGGTTATTATTAAACCAATTGATTTGATAATAGATTCTTCTAATTATGATGAAGACATAAAAACAAGAATGAAGAATATATGTTCTTGGTAAAAATAATTTATTATTATGAAATATAAAAGAGAAGATTTAATAGACCAAATAGTCAAGATGAGAATAGATAAGATGTGTTCTACTAAAACTATATTGGAATTCTTACAGAAAGAAATAGGTTATAAACAAACTTATTCTTATGAATTGTTAAAAGATGCAAGAAAGAAAATTGTTGAGATATATTCACAACAAAACAATTCATCATTAGAAGAAGCCATAGGTCAAATGGAAAATATGGCTGAGGATGCTAAAAAACAAAAGAATTATAAGTTAGCATTTGATATAAGAAAGGAGCTATCAAAAATACAGGGCCATTATACAGACAGAGTTGAACTAAGTGGTAGTATAGAACATACTATTCAAGTGATTAGACTAAATGGTCCTCAAATAAATAATGATGATGATGAAAAAAATTGAGTTAAATATATCACATACTATTGTCTTTTCAAAAAATTTAGATGCTTATGAAAAAGGATTTAGATTTATAACAAACCAGGGCGGATCGCGTAGTAGTAAAACATATTCTATTATTCAACTACTTATATTCTTATGTTTAACTAATCCTAAATTACAAGTTTCAGTAGTTAGAAAATCATTTCCATCATTAAGAGGATCTGTTCTAAGAGATTTTGTTGAGATTATGAATGAGTTAGAATTATATATTCTTAAAAACCATAATAAGACAGAACAAAGATATATTTTTGATAATGGTTCTTCTATTGAATTTTTCTCAATTGATGATAGTCAAAAAGTTAGAGGTAGAAAAAGAGATGTTTGTTACTTAAATGAAGCTAATGAATTAACATTTGAAGACTTTCAACAATTAAGTTTAAGAACATCTAAGACACTATTTATTGACTTTAATCCATCTGATTCAGAACATTGGTTATATGACCTCCTTAAAGATGATAGAAGTATTTTAATCAAATCTAATTATAAAGATAATATATATTTAAGTGATGAAATAGTAACTGAAATTGAAAATCTTATTAATGTTGATGAGAATTATTATAAGATTTATGCCTTAGGTGAAAGACCAACAGCAACTACTAGAATATATACACATTTCAAACAATATGTAGATGAAATAGATGATACAGATTTCTGTTATGGATTAGATTTTGGTTTTAATCATCCTTGTTCTTTAATTAAGACATCATTTAATAATAATAGAGTGTATGTTAAAGAAGAAATATATCAATCTAAGATGACTACAAATGATTTAATATCACAAATGAATATATTAGGTATTGATAAGACTAAAAGTATATATTGTGATAGTGCTAGACCAGAAGTTATTGAAGAAATTAGAAGAGCTGGTTATTCAAGAGCTCAATTATCTAATAAATCAGTTAAAGAAGGAATAGATAAAGTAAAATCTATGGAAATATATATACATATTGAAAGTATTAATCTATGGAGAGAATATAAGTTGTATAGTTGGAAGTCAAATGGTAATTTAATTATAGATGAGCCAATTAAATTTAATGATGATGGTATGGATGCTATGAGATATGCTATACATACACATATAAAGAAGAGATTTAATCCAACAGCAACTAGAATATTTGTTGCTTAAAAGTTGAAAAAACACATATTAATAAATTAATATATACTAAAAAAACAAATTATAATAATGGCGAGTAATACCCCATCGATCAATAAATTAGTTCAGATAATACAACTAGTAAGTCAGAATCATAAGATGGTTAAAAGTTTTAGATTTGGGCCACTATGGAATGAAAATGCTCTAAGAGATTTAGAAACACCTTATGTTTGGTTAGAAGAACAAACCAGTAGAATTACTATGGGTAATGGCTCACACAAAACAGCTTTATTCACCTTTAAGATGTATTGTATGGATAGAATACAAAAAGATGAGACAAACTATCAAGAGATTTTAAGTGATACTAAATTTGTATTAGATACAATTATGTCTGAGATAGACCAACATCCACTTTTTGTTGAGTTAGGTATATCATTTGATAATTCTGATGTTATTATTGAACCTGTTTATGAAGAAACAGATACAAATAGTAATGGCCACTCTTGTGAATTTACATTAAGATTTCCAATTAGATATACACCTTGTAATGTACCTATTGCGCCATTAGCAGGATTTACATATTCATTAAACAATAATGTATTTAATTATAGTATTCAAGGCGTTCCTGGTCCAACTGGTCCACAAGGTATAACTGGTCCTCAAGGACTTGAAGGACCAACTGGTCCACAAGGATTTCAAGGACCAATAGGTATAGGTCTACAAGGTGCTCAAGGTCCACAAGGATTTCAAGGCGACCAAGGACCACAAGGTGACCAAGGATTTCAAGGACCATTAGGTATAGGTACACAAGGTGACCAAGGACCACAAGGTGACCAAGGATTTCAAGGACCATTAGGTATAGGTACACAAGGTGACCAAGGTCCACAAGGATTTCAAGGTGACCAAGGACCACAAGGATTTCAAGGTCCACAAGGCTTTCAAGGTCCACAAGGTCTAAGTAATATAACTAATAATGTTACAACAACATCCAATTTTAATAATGGCGACCTGTTTTATTCTCAGAATGGTGTTATAACATCAACATCTTCATTAGACTATAATGGCGTTGGTTTAGCTATTGGTTCGGGTATAACAGCTACATCTTTATTAACTTTAGGAGGTGGTTCTACAACTATAGCACCATTTAAGTTTACTCCGGGACCTTTATTAACAACAACTCAAAATGGAGCTTTTGAATTTAATGGTACAAATTCATTCTTAACAATAAATGGTGTTAGATATCAGATGGATAATCAACCAGGTACAATTGGAGCTCTAGGTAATGCTGATGCTGTTGCTAAGTCAGCAAGTATTGGTGCTACTATTTCAAATAGTATATTGTATTTACAAACTGCTGATGCTACATCCGTTGGTCTTGTGGGTACTAGTTCACAAACTTTTAATGGAGTTAAAACATTTCAAAGTGGCGCTGCTATACAACTAAGTGGATCAAACTTTTTTAATACTAATAATTCTGGTGTTATAACAATGAATGTTGTGAATCAAGCTACAACTATAGGTTCTACAACAAGAACAAGAATATCACTGAATAGTGGTAGTGGTACTGGTACTCTAAGGACAGGTTTAGAAGCCAATTCTTTAGGTCAGTTCAGTATCTTTACACAAAATGCTGGTAATACTGCTAGTTTATTCTTAGATGCTATTTCACTAAATACAACTAATGTTATTAATGGAGGTGGTGGAACTGGATCCGTAGCTTTAAGACTAGATAATAATAATAATAGTGGATCTTTAGCTTTGGTGGGTGATTCTTCTAGTAATTTTGGCAGCTTAACAACTAATCATATCGCTGGGTATAATGCAGGTATTGTGATTAGTGCTGGAAACCAAGGAAATCAGACCGTTTTTGTAAAAGGAAATATACAAGTTCAAAATGGTAAATCAATAAACACAGCTAATGGTAGAACAGCAATACTTTTTACCGAAGGTAATACAAGTAACCAAGTTATCTTATCAATAGGAGCTCAACCAACAATGCCAACTGGTCAAGTATATGGTCTTATTCATAACTTACCGGTAACACCAGTCGTCACATCAACATTAGCAAGTGGATTTTTAGTAAATGGAACTATGTCTTCAGCCACTGCATCTCAAACACTAATAGGTATGAGAGTAGCACCAAATTTTACAGCAACACATTCAAATGTAACAACTACAACTTTTGAAACCGTTGTTGGAGGTAACTCAGGTACAGCGAGTTTTAGATTATCAAATAACTATAGATTGAGTTTAGCTAGTGGTACTAATAGAACAAGTGGTACTGCATCATTAGATGGTGCTAATCCAGGTACAGCAACAATTAATAATACTTTAGTAACAGCAAATACAATAATTATATGTACCAAGCAGAATGCTGCCAATGTAAATTCTGTTGTAGTGACTTCTAGAACACCTGGTACATCATTTACGGTAACTTCTACACATAATAATAATGATAATGATGTATTTGGTTATGTTTTAATTGAGCCAATGTAATAAAAAAATATAATATAAAAATGATAACAACAAATAAAGACCTATTTAACCAAGATGGTTCAACTTTTAAACCAGAGTTTTTCCTAAAGATTAATATATGGGATAGAAATTCTATTAATGTTAATATAACTAATTTAGAAGGTACTAATTTGGACCACAATGGATTTGGTATGGAACATACACAAGAGGTTAAAGATTTTATTGCCTATGTTTCTGAAAAAGCAAAAGATTATATCAACACTAATTATCCAGGATTAGATGATTTAGAGGTCAAAATATAATATGAATGAGATAGAGGTCAAAATATAAACTAATCTATAAAAACAAGTAAATATGGATAATTTAGAGTTTAAGAATCTTAGAAAGCAACTAGAAATAGTCGGTACAGATAGTATTGCCTTCTTAATTAAATATTTAGTTGAAAAAGGAAAGCAAGATACAGGAAATTTAATATCTGGCTTAAGTTTTAAGGTTATAGAAGACACTAATGGTCTCCTGTTACAGATTATATCAAAAGAAAAATATTTTGATGTTGTAGATGAAGGTAGGAAAAAAGGTGCTAAACAACCACCAATAAAACCTATACAAAGTTGGGTTCAGAGAAAAGGAATTGTAATAAGTAATTATAGTTCTAAACAAACAGCTTTTATTATAGCAAGAAGTATATCTAAAAAAGGTATAAAAGGAATAGACGCCAAGAAAAAGATGATTCAAAATGTTATTGATAATAGTGAGACCATATTAAAGTATGGTATGGTTGAGGATATAAATGTACTTTTAGAAAAAATAATAAAATAAAATTTAATATATAATAAAATGGCTAAAAAAGATAGCAAACAAGTAATCTTTAATATTGAAAAGAAAAAGATAAAAAGAAAGATGAGACATAGTAAAAAGAAAAGTTCTAAACTTAAAACATCTAAAAACTATTCAAAAGTTTACAGAGGCCAAGGTAAATAAAATAATTTAAAAATATGCCAATATCAGCTACCGTATCATTAATAAATCAACCATATGAATTTTCACCAGTAAATGGTGAATTGTGGTATATTACTCAAAATAGCACATCAGGTTTAACCGACTTTAATTATTTATTCAATGTATATACATTGAATTTTAATACTTTAACGGTAAAAGATAACTTAGGATTGTATAGAGTACCAGAAAGACCAAGTGATGGTTATGGTTATTTTTCACCAAGTAGAATAATCAAAAGTGTTTTAAGTTATGATTTACAACCAGCAATTGGTGTTATTGTATCACCATTGAATCAACCAATTGCTTTTACAAATTCAATTGTACCATATTATGTTACTTATGGATTTGAATATGATCCTGGTTTAACATTTAGTGGTGTATTTAATTCAAGTGGATTTGTTGGATTGAGCTTTAGTTCGAACCCTGGACTTAAAGTTGGTGATATAATTAATATTAATAAAGATAATAAGAATGTTAATTATCAATATGATGGAACAGCATCTGTTACAAATGTTTTAGGAACATTTAGTGTTAGACTAAATGAAGTATATGTTACTAGCTCTTTTATTGAGACAGGAACAATTGATGGTATTGTTAGATGGAGTGGAACAGGTTCAAATAGATGGGCTTTTAATGGTACAAAACAATATAATCAGAACTACTATACTGATGATTGTCTTTTTAGACAAGGATTTGATTTTGGTAGTTATTATGTACTTGGTAATAGTGGTTATATAAGAGTTCTTAGTAACTATTATGAACAATCTAATCCAAACTATGGTAATACACCAGTACAAAAAACGGTTAATAGTGGTAATTATGAAACCGTATCATTTCTAAATGACCAATCTTATGGTACTATGTCTTATAAAGTTATAAAATATTCAGGAACAAATACAAATAGTAGAACCATTATAGGTAGTGCAAGTTTTCCTGGTTATACATCAACAGATAGATATGGTATGTGGTCAATTGGAGTTGGACCAAAAAATATTCAAAATTTAGGCTTTAGTTTAGCGAATGCAGATTCATATATAGTTCAATTATTAAAGGGAACAAGTGTAAAAACCTATGTTGATAGAGTTATAGATAAAAATTGCTACATTTATAATAATGTTAGGATAGCTTTTTTGAATAAATTTGGTGTTTTAGAGTATTGGAATTTCCAATTAGATTCTAAAAACATAATGAATACTGATAGGTATAATTATAAGAGAACATTAGATTGGAATTATGATGTTGGTCAAAGAGGAGATACAATATTAACTCAAAATGCTTATGATACCTATGTAGTCAATACAAATTTTATTAATGAATATGATTACAATTATTTGAAAGAGTTAATATCAACTGGTGAAGCATATGTAATTGATGAATCAGTTGAAGGTCTATATGTTAAACCTGGTAATGTTTTATTCGACTGGGGAGGTTGTGAAACAGATGGTGGTGGTTATGATGTATTAAAATATCCAATAATCATTACAGATACTAGTTATGAGGTTAAGACATCTTATAGAGATAAGATTTTTAATTTGACCTTAAACTATAAAATGGCATATAATATAACAACACAAAATAAATAAGAAAAAGATATGAGATATGAAATAATTGTAGAAGTTAATGGAAAAAGATCATATTTAGATACCTATGACTATGAACCAGTTTCATTAACCTATAACATAGCTGATGTTAGAGATATATCTAGTAGAAATACTAGTTATAGTAAAACTATAACGTTACCTGAAACGCCAAATAATAAACAAGTATTTGGCTTTATTAGTGATTTATCATCTGATTCAACATTTAATCCAAATAAAAAGTCACCAGTATGGATTATATGTGATACGGTGCCTGTTTTAACAGGAAATATACAATTAACAAATATAAATACAGATTTTAAAACTGGTGAAACAAAATTTGAATGTGTTGTTTATTCTGTGACAGATAACTTCTTTAAGGAGATGGGTGATTTATATTTAACTGACTTAGATTTCAGTGATCTTAATCATCAATTTACACCAGCAAATGTTAAAGCAACTTGGACAGCGTCTAATACATATAAAATTGGTTACTATTATCCATTGATTGATTATGGAAATGGTTGGAGTTATAACAATATATATGGTGGACCTGTTCCTGGTAGTAGTATAACTGGTTCAACATCTGCTAACGTTTATAATACAAGTGTTGATATGGTGGATATGAAACCAGCAACATATGTTAGGAGAATATGGGATAAGATTTTTAGTGAAACTGGTTATCAATACCAAAGTAGTTTTTTAGATAGTGAATTGTTTAATAATCTAATTATACCAAGTAACGCAGATGAAATATATTCAACAACTGGTTCAACACCTTTTTCAATTGGT